TGGCCATCGTGTATATATGTTAAAAGACACTGCAGATGCATTATATGTAGCTGGGCATCATAAAGCCATCTACATTACGCCTAAGGTTCAATTTACGATAGGTAATTTTAGTATTCTACCTTTTGAATTAGAACACGACGTTCCTAATGTTGGTTTTTTGATTTCTGATGGTGAAGAGAAACTCTTATATATTACCGACACCTATTACTGCCGATATACGTTTAAAGATGTTGATCATATCATGGTTGAATGTAATCATTCATATGAAATCCTGAATCAACGTGTTGATGATGGAGGCCTGCATGAGAAACGCATGGAACGATTAATTCAATCCCATTTTTCGTTAGAGAATGTTATTAAATTTCTAAAGTCTATGGATCTTACTAAGTGCCAAGATATACGACTACTACATTTATCAGATAGTAACTCAGATGCAGAAACATTCAAACAAGCGGTTCAAGCTGCTACTGGTAAATTAATAATCGTAGAACGAGAAAGGAGTCCCTTATGATTATTAAATCAATTCAAATTAAAGATAGCGATATCAGTATTGCCTATCAAAAACCATCTGCCACAGGTCTTAACGATATTTTTACACTTAAATCCAAAGATGACCCGCGGCCTGAACTCCTGCAAGCATTTGGCAAACTGCAGGCTATTATGAAGAAAAACTTTGAATTCTTGGAAGAATTTAAAATCCCTTTTTTGGTAAACACCTTCAAATTTAAGTATGGCGATATCGAAGGTCTTGTTAGTCAGGTCTGTGTTGAAGGTATCGTTTCTGATATGAACACTCCTAACGAATTTAAATTCAAAACAGACGGGTTAAATGTTGAATATGCAGACTCTACATTCGCTATCTCTGTTCAAGACTTAATCGATGAATGTGTAAGGTTTATTATGGGACGTCGTGCCCAGGATAATTTATTTGCAGATGAGGAATGATGAATGGCCAAGGATGTATATTACTTCAGCCACGATGTTAATGCGAGCAATGATCCTAAAATCGTGGCAATGGAGTCAGAATTTGGTGTTATTTCATATGCCTGGTGGTGGAAATTAATTGAAAAACTAGCTTCATCTGAGGACTACAGACTGCCTTTTAAAAAATACACATTTATAGCTCTTGATAAAGAGTTAGGAATTTTGAACGAAAATGAACGACCGTCGAACGATAATGAACGACCGTTGAACGATAATGAACACACTTTTTTTTGTTCAAATAAGTCATTTTTGTTTGTAAACTCGTTAATTAATGATTTTGAATTGCTCGAATGTGATGACGAGTATTTTTGGTCTCCTAGTTTAATTCGTAGACAAGAAGAGCGAAGAAGTAAATTTGAAAAAAAGCAGGAACAACGTAGGCTCGCAGGTATTAAAAGTGGTGAAGCTCGCAGAAAAAAGGAACAAAGTCGAACGGTCGTTCAACGAACTTCAACGGTCGTTGAACAAAACGAACAAAAGGAAAGGAAAGGAAAGGAAATTAATAATATAGAGAGAGATACGCGCGCGCGTGAAGATGAAAATCCTCTATCTATGTTTGACGATGATGAAGCAAAAAATAAACCTATTTACGAATTGTATATGAAATCAATCGGAGATATATCACCTGTTATTAAAGAACGGTTAGATGATCTAGTTGAATCATATGGTAAGGAACGGGTTATTGTTGCTATTAATACTACAGCCGATAACGGAGGTAATAGCATCAAGTATGTTGAAACTGTTACAGCAGGGAATTTAAAAAAGGAGGTGAATAAAGATTTTGGAACCACTAAACGTAACAGCAGCAATAGAGGCTCTTCGAGAAAAGACGAGCAAGTTGACTGGCAAGCAGAATATGAAAGAGTACACGGTAGAGGATGAGTTCTTCCATCCAATCTATGATAAACCAGTAGTCATTCAAACTAATGTTAATACTACGTATGCTGCAGTTGGAATTCCTAAGCGGTATTACGATATGGATTTTGAGTGGTTGCGCAAGCATGGTAGCTTTCCTAAAGAAAACGCTGAAGCCTATACTGTGGTTAAGGAATACTCTCATAATCTAAAAGAAAATCTTGATTCCGGCAAGGGTCTCATATTAAGAGGTCCGGCTGGCACGGGCAAGACATCTATCGCAGTTAGTCTTCTGAAAGAGGCCATGCGACTAGGTAGAGGGTGCTTAATGATTTCAATGCCCAACCTGCTGGATAATATGCTTACGTTATCCAAGGGTGATAATGTAGCCTATCTGAGCTATGAACAAAAGCTTAGGAATATCCCCTTGCTATTACTTGATGATTTTGGAGCAGAGTATTCGAAGTCTGACTGGGTAGCATCTAAGGTTGAAAGTGTTATTATTGATCGCTACAACCGAATGAAGCCTATAATTCTTACTACGAATTATAGCGCGACCTGGACTGCAGAAAATTATAGTCAAAGAATATATGATCGCTTACGAGGGGAGTATAAAGAGGCTATATTCAATGGAGAATCACACCGATGAAGATTCTCTTGCGATGTCAGTTTAGGTTTAGAAAAAAAACACATGGCAGGTTCCCTACGTTGAACGAGTATATTGACTGTGAACGTGGTTCGACTATAGCAGCTGCCGCTATGAAAAAGAAATGCACCGAGCAAGTCAAAGAACAATGTCTATCACAACAGATAGAATCGGTTAAGGGTAAAGTAGACCTATTATTTGAATGGCACTCATCAACCAGGCATGATCCTGATAATGTAGCTTTTGCTAAGAAATTTATTCTTGATGGACTACAAGCTGCAGGAGTGCTAGAAAACGATAATAGGAAATTCATCGGGACTATGGCTGATGAGATTGTAAATGACGATGATGATTTTGTGATTGTACATATCACAGAACATATGAATATATTCCTATAGTCGCTAATAGCCATAAAAAACAAAATTTCATATGTATAAGAACGTTTTAATGCGTTAATGAGCGAATCTTCATGAAGCTGGAATAAAACAATACGGACTAAAATAAAGCGTAAAGGAGGAGATGCATTTGAATGAATGCGAAATTGAAAAAATTACTAGGTTGGCTACTGAGGTGGCTACTAAAACCTACTATGAATTAGCAAAGCAAGAAAATGCACAGCTAGGTCGTAAACTTCGACACAACACGATCAAGCTGCTTAAGCATTATAGTCAGTTACAGTCATACGTAGACAATGCTATCTCGGATTCGACACAAGCCGAAGATATATGGCTCAATGAACTGTTGATTGATATGTTTGACGATAAAAGCATTGTGAAAGTGAATGCGATTGTTAAAAGCAAAGAAAAAACAGCATTGATGATGAGACACGTAAATAACATGCTCGATATCTATGCTGAGAAGTGTAGCGACAAGCAATTCAAATATTGTGAATGCATGCGCAGGTATTATATTGATGGAGAAACCTTAGAAGAGATTGCTGAATCATTTCCTGAAAAGCCTGATGTACGAACCATTCATAGGTACATCGCTAGAGGTATTGAAGAGCTATCCGTACTCTTATGGGGTGTAATTGGACTAAACACGAAATTGTCATAAAACTGTCGTGGACATGTCATTCTTGACAATTTATAATGATAGTGTGAGTTAATAGGTAAACAAATACTCTCTCTCAACGACACGGTGAAACCTAGAACACTAAAGCAAAAGACCACTTAATCTATACGGTTAGGTGGTCTTTTTGCATACAAATTTGAGTAAGTGAGGTGAATGCGATTGACTGATGTGTATTGTGAAAAGAGACGGTGTCTTAATAATGTGAAAGGTTGGTGCAAGGCCAATTGAATTCATATTGATCATATGTGTAAATCGTATGCACCATCACACTCTTTAATTAAAACTAAAACAGCAAATGTTCATAAAGAGCGTGGTAAGTACAAACAAAATAAAGGTGCATTGAAGTAATGAACATGAAGCGTCCGTTTAAGGGCGTTTTTTATTACCTAGCTTTATATTATCAATATTAATTTTAAATGAGAATGGCGAAATTTTGAAAAGGTACTCCGTGGGCGAAAAATGGCCGCTGGTCGGCTCCGCGCGATATTTGTCTCTGTGTAGGAGAATTTTAACGGTTGAAA